CCTAATTCAAGTGAAGACATAAAACAAGCACACGCTGCAGCTATAGAATCATATATAGACCAATACATAGGATTAAAATCAGACGGCCAATATGGCAATATGTATTTTAACGAAACCTTAAACGATTGGGCTAAATTCGATATAAATAAAAGAACAAAGTTTGATGCAGCTATAAGTTCAGGTTTAGCTATAATGGCTTGTAATAAAAATTTATATAAGCCGGTTCCACAAATGCAAAAAAGAAAGTTAAATTTAAAAATAGCTAAATACACCAATAGCGGTGCATTTTCGAAATTAATAGAAAAATAAATATATGGCTGAGTCAGTTGTAAAATCTTATTTTCCGAGTCAAGTAGCAAGCGATGAAGAAAAAATGTCATTAGAATATGGCAAGAAAATCGGTAATGCTATTGAAAGCGAGTGGTTCTCTTCGGATAACGGTATTGGTAGATTCAGAAGTAATCAAAACACTTTTCATAACTTAAGGTTATATGCAAGAGGTGAACAACCTGTGCAAAAATATAAAGATGAACTATCTATAAACGGGGATTTATCTTATCTTAATTTAGATTGGAAACCTGTGCCAGTGGTTCCTAAGTTTGTTGATATTGTTGTTAACGGAATATCTGAAAGATCATTTGATGTTAAAGCTTATTCTCAAGATCCATTTGGCGTTGAGAAAAGAACTAAATATATGGAGTCTCTAATAAGAGACATGGAAACCAAAGATCTGAATGAATTTGTAAGAAAAGAATTTGGAGTTAATTTGTTTGAAAATGCTCCTGACGTTGTGCCTAGAAATCAAGAAGAGCTAGAGGTACACATGCAACTTACTTATAAACAGCAAGTTGAAATAGCTGAAGAGCAAGCTATAAATGTATTACTAGAGGGTAATAAATACGACTTAACCAAAAGACGATGTAATTACGACTTAACTACCATAGGTATAGGTGCTGTTAAAAATACATTTAGCAAATCAGAAGGGGTAGTCGTGGACTATGTAGATCCTACTAACTTAGTATGGTCGTATACCGATTCACCGTATTTTGACGATATATATTATGTAGGTGAAGTTAAGAGTGTGCATATAAATGAATTAAAAAAGCAATTCCCTTATTTAACAAACGAAGACCTTGGTCAATTATCTCAGCAATCGTACAAAGCAAATGGCTTTTATGACAGAACTTTGAATAATGATAATGGCGATGATGCTAACACTGTGCAGGTATTGTACTTTAATTACAAGACTTATACAAATGAAGTATACAAAGTAAAAGAGCTGGCAACAGGAGCGTCTAAAATAATACCTAAAGACGATCAGTTTAATCCACCTGAAAAAATAATGCAGGATCATAAGATTGAAAAGATATCTCAGTCTTTAGAAGTTTTATACGAAGGGGTTAAAGTTTTAGGAGGTAGAGTCCTTAAATGGGAGTTAGCTACTAATATGATAAGACCTAAAAGCGATTATACTAAAGTAAAAATGAATTACAGTATAGTTGCTCCTAGAATGTATAAAGGGCGTATTGAAAGTTTAGTTTCAAGAATAACAGGGTTTGCGGATATGATTCAGCTTACTCACTTGAAATTACAGCAAGTGATGTCTAGGATGGTTCCAGATGGAGTTTATTTAGACGCAGATGGTTTAGCTGAAATTGATTTAGGCAACGGCACAAACTACAATCCGCAAGAAGCATTAAATATGTTTTTTCAAACTGGATCGGTAATTGGTAGAAGCTTCACTCAAGAGGGTGATATGAATCCAGGTAAAGTTCCTATTCAGGAAATACAATCAGGATCTGGCGGGGCAAAACTACAAAGCTTAATAACCACATACAATTATTATTTACAAATGATAAGAGATGTGACGGGGCTTAATGAAGCAAGAGACGGTAGCACACCAGACGCAAGAGCATTGGTAGGCGTGCAGAAAATGGCAGCTGCTAACTCAAACACAGCAACAAGACATATATTAAACGGAAGTTTATTTATAACCGCAGATTTATGCGAAGGATTATCATTAAGAATATCTGATATTATAGAATACTCGCCCACAAGACAAGCGTTCATACATAAGATAGGTAATCAGAATGTAGCTGTGCTGCAAGAAATGTCAGACTTATATTTGTATGATTTTGGTATATTCATACAGCTTTCGCCTGACGAAGAGGAAAAAGCAATGCTCGAAAACAATATACAAGTAGCTGTTCAAGCCGGTATGATTGATTTATCAGACGCTATAGATCTTAGAGAAATAAAGAATCTTAAATTAGCTAATCAATTGCTAAAAATAAGAAGAGATCAAAAACAAAAGAAAGATCAAAAGATACAACAAGAAAATATTCAAGCGCAGGCACAAGCAAATGCTCAGGCCCAGCAGGTAGCTGCTCAAGCAGAAGTACAGAAAAGCCAAGCGCTCATGCAGCAAAAAATAAGTCTAGAGCAAGCTAAAGCCGAGATAGATACTCAAAAATTAATGCAAGAAGCAGCTTTGAAAAAAGAACTTATGCAGTTAGAGTTTCAAATGAATATGCAGCTTAAAGGCTTGGAAGTATCTGGTAAAAAGTCCGAGATAAAAGAAAAAAAAGAGAGAAAAGATGACCGAACAAAAATCCAGGCTTCACAACAAAGTGAATTAATAAACCAAAGAAAAAACGATTTACCTCCTAAAAACTTCGAATCCGCAGGAAACGACATACTTAGTGGAGATTTCGGCTTAGGTAACTTTGATCCTAAGTAATAATAATAGTAATAATTATATAATATTTTATCATGTCAGAAGAACTAGAAAACAAAACCGCCACTGAAGAAGTGGTGGAGCAGAGTCCTGTTGGACCAATGACCGTTGATGACGGCGTAATTAAAGTAAACTTAGCCGAGCTAAATAAACCTACTGAAGAAACTCCAGCTGAACAAGAACCAGTAAGCGAGGAGGCTCCTGTTGAACAGATTAATGAAGAGGTTAAGGAAGTTGAGGAAGTTACAGAAACAATTGAGCAGCCTATTATTCAGGAAATAACCGAAGAAGAGGTTGTAGAGCAAACTGAAGAGCTTGAAGATCAAGTAGAACAAGCTTTAATAGAAGCTGATGCGGGTATTGAATTGCCTGAGAACATACAAAAAGTAGTTGAGTTTATGAATGAAACAGGCGGTAGCTTGTCAGATTATGTTAAACTTAATACAGATTATACGTCTTTAAGTGAAACGCAGCTTCTTAGAGAGTACTACGAAACAACAAAGCCTCACCTGGACTCTGAAGAAATAAGCTTCCTAATGGAAGATACTTTTTCTTATGACCAAGAGTTAGATGAGGAGAGAGATGTTCGAAAAAAGCAGATTGCTCACAAAGAGGAATTAGCTAAAGCTAAAAATTACTTAGACGGATTAAAGACTAAGTATTACGAAGAAATTAAAGCAGGGTCTAGATTGAACCCTGAACAAAAGAAAGCGGTTGAATTCTTTAACCGATATACAAAAGAAAATGAGGAAGCTAGCAAATTAGCAGAGGCACAGGTGTCTACATTTAAAACAAAGACTCAAAAATTATTTTCAAAAGATTTCAAAGGTTTTGATTTCGCTGTTGGAGATAAAAAATTTAGGTACAACGTTAATGATGTAGAATCTGTTAAGAGTAATCAAAGCGACATTAATAATTTTGTCAAGAAGTTCTTGAATGATAAAAATGAAATGTCTGACGCTGGTGGTTACCATAAGTCTCTATTTACAGCTATGAACGCTGACAAGATTGCTAATCACTTTTATGAGCAAGGCAAAGCTGATGCAATGAAAGATTCCATATCAAAAGCTAAGAACATCGATATGAGTCCTAGAGGGGCTCACCAAGAAGTCGATGCTCCTAACGGTTGGAAGGTTAGATCAGTCCCAAGCGGAAAAACTGCTTCTTCGTTTAAAATTAGAAAACGAAAATAATAACCATTAAAAAAATAATAAAATGGCAGGAGAATTTAAGGGTAGCGCAGGAGCATTAGCTCACTTGACGCCACGCCCAACACAAACTTTATTTAATGATAACTATTTATCATTGAATGACATGAAATTTACACAACAATTCTTACCAGAAGTGTATGAAAAAGAAGTAGAGAGATACGGAAACCGTACTATCTCTGGATTCTTAAGAATGGTAGGAGCAGAAATGCCTATGGCTTCTGATACAGTAGTATGGTCTGAACAAGGACGTTTACACGTTGCTTATGATGACGTAGAAGTTACAGCTACATCTGTAATTATACCAGCAGGCCCTAATAATACTAACAAAAACCTTATTGGAGCAGGAGCTACTATTGTAGTTGCTAATGAAGCAGGTACTAAGGTTGAAAAAGCTTATGTAAAATCTGTAGCTACAGCTGGAAACGGTATAGCAACATTAACAGTAGCAGGTTACAAAGGAGCTTTAACTCCAGTAGCTGCAGGAAAAGGAAAAGTATTTGTATACGGTTCTGAATATGGAAAAGGATCTTCTAACGCGGGGACTTCTATAGATGCTGCTTTCGAGCAATTTAATAATAAGCCAATTATCCTTAGAGATAAGTACAATGTAAATGGTTCTGATACTGCTCAAATTGGGTGGGTAGAAGTAACTACTGAGATTGGAACATCAGGATATCTATGGTACTTGAAATCAGAGCACGAAGCTCGTATCCGTTTCGAAGACCAATTAGAAATGGCTATGATTGAAGCTGAAAAAGCAACTGTAACAATCAACACTGACCCAGCAAATGATTTTGGTGGTGGTAACACTATCACAGGTTCTGATGGACTTTTCTCTGCTATTGAAGCAAGAGGATTAGTTTACGAGGGAGCTAATTTTGGAGACCCTGGTACCGGCGGTGCGCCAAGCCCAGGTTTAGCAGAGTTTGATATTATCTTGAACGAACTAGATAAGCAAGGAGCTATCGAAGAGAACATGATGTTCTTAGATAGAAGCACTGCTTTAAGTATTGACAATATGCTAGCTCAACAAAATACTTATGGAGTAGGAGGAACATCTTATGGTGTATTCGAAAATTCAGAAGATATGGCGTTGAACTTAGGATTCAGTGGATTCCGTAGAGGATCTTATGATTTCTATAAGACTGATTGGAAATACTTAAACGACGCTACAACTCGTGGTTTAGTTGGGGATATCGAAGGTGTTATTGTTCCAGCAGGAACTTCAACAGTTTACGACCAAATGCTAGGACAGAATATTTCAAGACCTTTCTTACACGTACGTTACAGAGCTTCTGAAGCAGACGATAGAAAGATGAAGTCTTGGATCACTGGATCTGTAGGTGGAAACTATACAAGCGACGAAGACGCAATGAATGTTCATTTCTTATCAGAAAGATGTTTATGTGTACAAGCTGCTAACAACTTTGTATTGTTGAAAAAGTAATACTACACTAATGTAATTGTTACCCCTGTTGTATTTACAGGGGTAATTATTACCTTTATAAACTATTTAATTATATTATATCATGGCTAAAAAAGCTAAAGAAGCAGTAGCACCTGTTGAGGTTGCACCTCAAGTTATTACAAAGAAAGAAGCAATAGAAAAACAAATCATAGAAGCTCCAAAAGTTCCTGTGTTTGAATTTAAAGATAGAGTTTATGTTTTAGATGGTGATCGACACCCTATAGTTTACTCTATGCAATCTAAGCACTCTTCAAGAAAACCATTGCTTTATTTTGACAAAGAAGCTGGTTACCAAAGAGAGCTAAGGTATGCTACCAATCAAAAGTCCCCATTCGCAGATGAGCAAAAAGGAAACTCAACACTTGGTAGAATAGTTTTTAGAGACGGTACTTTAACCGTTCCTAAAGAAAATGTTATATTGCAAAAATTTCTTTCTGTATACCATCCTAATAAAGGCATCAAGTATCATGAACATGATCCTGTAGCCATCTCAGAGAACGAGATAAATTGGATTGAATTAGAGTTAGAAGCACTTACAGCGGCTAAGGGAATGAGCACGGATGATGCCGAAGCTATATTAAGAGTAGAGCTAGGCAGTAAGGTTACAACACTTTCTTCAAGCGAACTTAAAAGAGATCTTATGATCTTCGCTAAAAGAAATCCAGCTTTGTTTATAAATTTAGCTACAGATGATAACGTACATTTAAGAAACGTTGGAGCTAAAGCAGTAGAGGCTAAGATAATAACTCTATCCCCTGATCAAAGAACATTTAGTTATGGGGAAACAAATAGAAAATTAATGACTGTTCCTTTTGACGAGCATCCTTATTCAGCATTAGCTGCATATTTTAAGACAGATGAAGGTATGGAAGTTTACAAAGTTATAGTAAATAAACTATAGTAAGTTACTTTATGGTAGTTAAGCTGCTTTAAAGGTGGCTTAACTATTATAAATTAAAAAAATATCACATGGCTGTAAGCATAAACACTGTTTATCAAAGAGTATTAGGAATACTCAATAAAGAACAACGAGGGTATGTTACGCCTCAAGAATTTAATTTGTTCGCGAACCAAGCGCAAATGGATTTGTTTGAGCAATACTTTTATGATATTAATCAATTTGGCAGAATACCAGGGAACTCCACTGAATTTTCTGATATGCTTAAATTGCTTAATGAGAAAATAGCCTTATTTGAGACTAGAGCACCATTAAATTATTTATTTAGCTCTAACGGTACTTTTCAATTACCTTCAGATTTATATAGACTTGGCACGGTTATATACGCTAATTCTACAACTAAAAATATATTAGATCCGAACTTAGGGCCTAATACACCTGTTACAACAACAGAAGATGTAATAGTAGAACGCATAAACCCTAATGAGTTCTTATACATAAACTCCTCTCCTTTAACAAAACCTAAAAATGTACGTCCTATATATATAGCAGACGATAGGGGTATCAAAGTATACGGTGACCAAGAAATACAGTCTGATGTTGTCGCTACGTATATAAAGCAGCCGACTCCAGTGGTTTGGGGTTATCAAATAGTTTTTGATGAGCCTCTTTATGATGCAACCACAACTACTAACTTTGAGTTGCACCCATCAGAGGAAACCGAATTGGTTATAAAAATACTAGAATTACG